GCCGGAATTTTGGGCGCGCGGGTTGGGGGGGTGGGGGGGGTTGTTGGCATGGTGGGGGTGGGCTGATGGCTCGCACCGGGCCGGCGGCGAAGCCGGTGGAGCTGAAGCTGCTGGAAGGCAACCGGGGCCACCGGGCGGTGGACCTGACGTCGACCTTCCGGCCCGAAGTCGGGTTGCCGTCCATCCCTGTCGGACTGAGCCCAGGCGCCCGCAAGGTGTGGCGCCGCCTGTCTGCCGAGCTGCTGCGCTACAACCTGATGTCGGCCATCTACTCGGACACGTTCGAAGACCTGTGCGAAACCGTCGCCGACGTGAAGACCCTGCGGCGTGCCCTGCGTGCCCGCCAAGCGCTGATGCGCAGCGAAGGAAAGGACGAATCCGAAGCCTGGCTGGCGATGACGCCCAACCAGATGCCGGTGCAGCACCCGCTGTTCCAGGTGCTGCGCGCCACCCGCGCCGACATGCTGCGCCTGCTGGACAAGTTTGGCCTGAACCCCGCAGAGCAGGCCAGCGTCACCACCGCCATCCGTGCCCAGCTCAAGCTGTTCCCGGGCGACGGCGAAGCCGCCGGCAGTGCCGCCCACGGCTTCGCGGGCTTCGAAGACTGACCATGCCCACGTACCTGGAACGTGCCGTTGCCTACGCCCAGCGCGTCAAGTCGGGCGCTGAACTGGCCGGCCGCCTGGAGCGCCTGGCGTGCGAACGCTTCCTGGGCGATCTGGAACGCCAGGGCCGCGCCGACTTCCCATATGTGCTGGACGAAGCACAGGGCGCGCGTGCCTGCCGCTTTATCGAGCTGCTGCCGCACATCAAGGGCGAATGGGCAAAGCCCATCTACGTCGACGGCAAGCTGGGCTACGCCAAGATCGCGCTGGGCGACTGGCAGGTGTTCGTCGAGCTGCAGCTGTTCGGCTGGGTGCACCACCAGACCCGTCTGCGCCGCTTCAGGCGCAGCTACGAAGAGGTGGCCCGCAAAAACGCGAAGAGCACCCGCGCCGCTGGCCGCCTGCTGTACCTGCTGGCGGCAGACAAAGAGCCGGGCGCGCACGTGTACAGCGCTGCCACCACCGGTGAGCAGGCGCGCGAAGTGTTTGACGTGATGCGCAACATGGCCCTGCGCGAGCCTGAATTCCAGGCCCGCTTTGGCGTTGAAATCGGCAAGCACGACATCACCGTGCCTGGCACCGCCAGCAGCGCCAAGCCGCTGAACGCTGAAGGCAGCACGCTGGACGGCCTGAACGTGCACGCGGCCGTGATCGACGAACTGCACGCCCACAAAACCCGCGCCGTGTATGACGTGATCGACAGCGCCACGGGCGCCCGCAGCCAGCCGCTGATCAGCATGATCACCACCGCCGGCAGCGACCGTGCAGGCGTCTGCTACGAACAGCGCGAGTACACCCGCAAGATCCTCGAAGGTGTGCACCAGGACGAATCCTGGTTCGGCGTGATCTACACGCTGGACCCCGAAGACGACTGGCGCGACCCCACCACCTGGCGCAAAGCCAACCCCAACCTGGGCGTCAGCGTAAAGCTCGACGACATGGAAGCCGCGGCCCGCAAGGCCATGGCCACGCCCAGCGCCGTGGGCGGTTTCCTAACCAAGCGCCTGAACATCTGGGTCAACGCAGACCACGCGTGGATGGACATGCAGGCCTGGGACCGCTGCGCTGACGCCACCCTGTCTGTGGAAGCCCTTCGCCACCTGCCGTGCTGGGTGCCGCTGGACCTGGCCAGCAAGGTGGACATTGCCGCCGCCCCGCTGCTGTTCCACGACGCGGCCAAAGGCATGTACTACGTCATCACCCGCGGCCGGTTCTGGCTGCCCGAACGTGCCGTCGAGTCCGGCACCAACAGCCAGTACGACGGCTGGGTGCGCAGCGGCCACCTGGTGGCAACACCGGGTGAAGTGACCGACTACGACGCCATCGAAGACCAGCTGCGTGCAGACGCCAGCACGCTGCACGACCTGCGCGAGATTCCCTTCGACCCCTTCCAGGCCACGCAGCTCAGCAGCCACCTGCTGGCCGAAAACCTGCCGATGGTGGAAATGCGCCCCACGGTGCTGAACTTCAGCGAGCCCATGAAGCAACTCGAAGCGCTGGTGCTGCAGGGCAAGCTCAAGCACGACAGCAACCCCGCCATGGACTGGATGGTCAGCAACGTGGTGTGCCACCGCGACCAGAAAGACAACATCTACCCGCGCAAGGAACGCGCGGAATCGAAGATCGACGGCCCTGTGGCCGTGATCATGGGCCTGGGCCGCGCCATGGCGCCAGGCGAACAAGAACCACCGCCCCAAGTGATCCGGTTGTGATGGCTGCAGTCTTCGACCTCACCGCCAGGCAGGGCCAGTCCAAGGTGCTCAGCACCTGGCTTGCCGGCCGGCCTGGCGCCGTGCAGCGTGCCGGCGTGGACACTGCCAGCCCGCAGTCTGCGCTGATCGGCGAAAACGCCACCACGCAGCTCACGCTGGGTGAGCTGGCGTCCATGCTTGGCGCCGCGCACCGCACGGCATCGGGCGCAGTGGTCACGCCCGACACCGCCATGCGCGTGGCCACGGTGTACGGCTGCGTGTCGCTGATCGCCGGCGCCATTGCCACGCTGCCCGTGGGCATCTTCGAACGCAAGGGCAACACCCGCGACCGCGCAGACCACGATTACTGGTGGTTCCTGAACGAGCAGGCCTGCGAAGACATGACGTCGGCCGCAGCCTGGGAATGGATCATCGCGGCCAAGCTGTTCTACGGTGACGGCTATGCCGAACTGCTGCGGCCAAGCCCCAGCAGCAGCCGGGCAATCGGCTGGAAGCCGCTGCACCCCAAGCAGGTGCAGTGCGTCAAAGAGCCGGGCCGCAAGGTCTACCGCGTCACCGACGACGACGGCACCGTCCGAGTGCTGCCCGATGACGACATCATCCACCTGCCCAGCCTGGGGTTTGATGGCGTCAGCAGCCCAAGCCCGATCACCTACGCCGCACGCGAAGCCATCGGCACCAGCCTGGCGGCCGAGGAGTACGCGGCCCGATTCTTCAGCGGCGGCGCCACCTTTGACTACGCGCTGAAGACCGACAAGCAAGTCAGCCAGGAACAGCTGGCCGACATGAAGGAAAGCCTCATCGCGCGTGCCACGTCTGGCCAGCGCCTGCCGCTGATCCTGACTGGCGGCCTGCAGCCCGCGCAGCTCAGCGTCAACTCAAAAGACGCCGAAATCCTGGGCACACGCATGTTCAGCGTCGAGGAAATCTGCCGCGTCTTCGGTGTGCCGCCCCACATGGTGGGCCACACCGAAAAGACCACCAGTTGGGGCAGCGGGCTGGAACAGCAGGGCAGCGGCTTTGTGCGCTACACCCTGCAGCGCCACCTCACGCCCATCGCGCAAGAGCTGAACCGCAAGCTGTGGCCCACGCGCGCCAAGTACTTTGTCGAACACATCACTGCAGCGCTGGAGCGCGGCGACCTGAAGTCGCGCTACGAGGCATACCGCATCGGCCTGGGCCGCGCCGGCGAACAGCCGTTTCTGGACCCCGACGAAGTGCGGCGCCTGGAAAACATGCCACCGAACAGCAAGCTGCAGACCAACGCAGGGAACGCAAATGCGCAACCGACTGATCCAACTACTGTCTGACAACCGCCGCCCGTTTGTGCCCATGGCGCAGCGGGTCCATGCGGCTGTGGACGGTGAAGAAGCCACCATCTACCTGTACGACCCCATCGTGGGCGACCGCGCCACGGCCGAATGGTGGGGCGGTGTGTGCCCGCAAGACTTTGTGCCTGCGCTCCACAGCCTGAAAGCAAAGAAGATTCACCTGCGCGTCAACAGCCCGGGTGGCGACGTGTTTGGGGCTGAGGCCATGTGCCAGGCCCTGCGCGAGCATGACGCCCACATCGTGGCCCACATCGAAGGCCTGGCGGCCAGTGCAGCCACCAGCATCACCTGCGCCTGCGACGAAGTGCGCATGACGCCGGCCAGCAAGTTCATGGTGCACGAAACCTGGACGCTGACGATGGGCAACAAGCGCGACCACGCGGCCACCATGGATCTGCTGAGCAAGTGCGACGAAAGCATGTACGCCGAATATGCGGCCCGCACCGGCCAGTCGCTGGAGCAGCTGCGCGCCTGGTGCGAAGCTGAAACCTGGTTCACCGCGCAGCAGGCCATCGACGCCGGCTTTGTGGATGCCCTGGCCGAAACCGCCGCATCGCGCGGCACCGAAAGCAAGGCCGCAGCCAACGCCCGCTGGCGCCTGAGCGCCTACCTGCACGCGCCGGCGCAAGGCGAACCAGCAGACGCCGACAACCCCTTGCCCGCCGTTCCTGCACCCGTGCAGACGTCTGAACAACCCAACACCGGCCACCGCCAGCGGCAGCAGCAAAGGCTGCGCCTGCTGCAGGCCATCCAGATCGAGTAGCGCCCTCGCGCACCCGAAGCCGGCCCGCCTTGTGCGGGCCTTTTTTATTCCCAGAAAGGAAATCATCATGAGCAAACTCGCTCAACTGCGCGAGCGCCGCAATGCCCTGGCCCAACAAGCCAACGCGCTCAACGACAAGCACCCTGCCACCCAGGCAATGCCCTCTGCAGATGCGTCCGAAATGGACCGCTTGCTGGGCGAAATCGAAGGCATCGACGATGCCATCGGTTTGGAAAACCGCGCCAACAAGCTGCTGGCCGAACAGACCGACCCGCTGGAACGCCAGCTGCAGATGGCCACGCGCGACCCGTCCAAGCAGTCGGACAACGCCAAGGCGCTGAAGGCCTACCTGGCCGGCGGCCTGAAGAACCTGTCCAAAGAGCAGCTGGCCGACCTGGACCGCCGCGTCAACCCCGACATCCGCGCGGCCATGTCCACCACCACCAACGCCGAAGGCGGCTTCACGGTGCGGCCGGAATACAACATCGAGGTCGAGCGTGCGATGAAGGACTACGGCGGCATGTTGGAAGCCGCCACCATGATGAACACCGGCACCGGTGCCACCATGAACTTCCCCACCAACGACGCCACGTCTGAAGTGGGCGCCATCGTGGGCCAGAACACCACGGTCAACCGCGCGGACACCACGTTTGCGAACGTGTCGCTGGACGTCTACAAGTACACGTCCAATGACATCGCGCTGCCGTGGGAACTGATCCAGGACACCTTCATTGACATTGAAGCGCTGATCCAGGACATCCTGGCCGAACGCCTGGGCCGCATCCTGAACACGCACGCCACGGTGGGCACCGGCACCGGCCAGCCGCGTGGCGCGGTCACGGCTTCGGCGCTGGGCAAAGCCGGCACCACGGGCCAGACGCTGACCGTCACCTATGACGACCTGGTGGACCTGGAACACAGCGTGGACCCGGCCTACCGCCGTTTGCCGGGCGTGGGTTTCATGATGCACGACACGTCCCTGCGCGTGGTGCGCAAGCTCAAGGACTCGCAGGGCCGCCCCCTGTTTGTGCCGGGCTATGAAACCACGTCACCTGGCGGCGCCCCGGACAAGCTGCTGGGCCGCCCCATCTACATCAACCAAGACGTGCCGGTCATGGCGGCCAACGCCAAGTCCATCCTGTTCGGTGCTTACAAGAAGTACCGCGTGCGCCGTGTGATGGACCTGACGATCTTCCGCATGACCGACAGCGCGTTCACCCGCGCCGGCCAGGTGGGCTTCGTCGCGTTCAACCGCATGGGTGGCAACCTGGTTGACGTGGGCGGCGCCACGGTCAAGCACTACGCCAACAGCGCGAGCTGATCGCCATGAGCAAGCTCGTCAAAGCGCGCGTCCTGATGGACGTGCTCAGCGCGGTGCCGCTGCTGCATGCCGGCTGCGTTGTCGAAGGCGAGCCGGCCGCCATCAAGCGGCTGGCCGACAGTGGCCTGGTCGACACCGCCAAGGCAGCAGTGGCCGCCGCGCTGGAGGCGGGCGCAGAGGTGGTGGCGCTGGTGGCTGAAGCCCCGGTGCCTGCCCCTGCACCAGCTGCACCGCCAGCGGCACCGTCGGCCCCAGCGCCTGCGCCCACGGATGGAGCGGCCACGCCTGGCGCCCCACCCGCGGCCACCGACCCCACCTGAAAGGAACTTTCCACCATGGCACTCAGCCTCAACACTGCGGCCCGCACGTCGGCGATGCAAGGCATCATCACCGCCGCCGGCGCGGGCGCAAAGCTCAAGGGCTACAACGGCACGCGCCCTGGCGGCGTTGGCGTGGTCACTGGCGGCAACACGCTGCTGGCCACCATCACCTTTGGCAGCACCATCGGCACCGCCACCAACGGCACGCTGGACTTCGACGAAGCCGGTGCCACCCAAACGGCAGCCAGCCACGTGAACGGCACGCCGACTTTCTTTGACATCACCACCAGCGCAGACGTGGTGGTCGCCCGCATCGACATCGGCGCCGGCGCAGGCAACTGGCAGTTCACCGGCTCGATTGCCACGGGTCAGGCCGTCACGCTGACGCAGCTGCTGTTCACCGCCGGCAACGCCACGTAAGCGCCGGCTCAGCGCCCCGCAAACGGCACCCAGGCCCACAGTCCACCAGCAAGCATGGCAACCGCGCCCGCACTTGCCTACCAAGCGCCAGCCGGCATGGCTTGCCGCGGCGGCAGTTTCCCGCCGGGCTTGAGCGGGGCGCTGCTTGCCGCGTCTGCCGTGGGCACTGGGGCCGTCGACTCCAGCAACGTGGTGACGCCGCCGGTCAGTGTGCCCGCGGGCGGCATTCCGCAGTACCTGACCAGCGACGGCGGCACGGCAGGGGTGGGCAGCAACTACAGCGGCCCCACGCGCGACAAGTGGCACAACCGCCTGGGGTTTGCATGGCTGCGCCCCAACACCATGGGCAACTGGCTGGACGCGAGCCAGGTGCAAGAGGGCTCGACCCCGTTTGCATCGTCAGCGCCCATCACCACCGTGGGCCAGCGCGTGTCGATCACCGCCACCGCGCTGGTGGCCAGGTGGTTGGCCAACGGCCAAAACCGTGGCACTTACCTGCGGATCACCAGCGGCAGCTTGTTCCCGGTGGCATTCCATGGCCGCACAGACCCAACCAGCGGCTTGCGGCCCACGCTCACTGTCGTGACCAGCACGGGCACTACCGTGCTCACCGCCCAGTGCAACGCCTGGTGGCAAAGCAGCAGTTTTCAGGCAGCCGGCAGTGCGCTGGAATGGCGCCTGGCGTCTGGCCAGTCCCCCGCCATCCTGCGTTTTGATGTGTCCGCCATCGCTGGCACGCTGAACAGCGCCACGCTGGAATTTAGCGTCAAGGCTTTCCCCAGTGGCGGCAGCACTGGCCAGGTCGTCGCGCTGTTCGAGGCCGACCCGCCCGCCATCATCGACCCCGTGAGCGTGACCAGCCCTGCGGCTGGCCTGCTGACCGGTTACGCCAACTTCGGCGCGTTCAAAGCCGCCAGCCTGCCCAGCGTGCTGCTGGCTGACGACTTTGAAAGCCCTGGCCCATTCGACACTGGCTTTACCCCTGCTGCTACCCGCACGCTGAACACCGCCACCGGCACCACCTACGCACGCGGCACGATTCAGGGCGGCGGCAGCCCAGGCAGCGGCACGTCCAGCCTGGACAACAACAAAGCCTTTACGGCCGGCACGGGCACACGCGGCGCCCCTGATGTGGTGCGCCCTGAGCTGTTCGGCCACTACGCCTGGTACATGGAATCGTCGTTTGGCACCCAGCAGGACGACGCCATCAAGATTCCCGCCATGGGCGTGCAGTTCGGTGTGTGGAACCCGGCAGGCTACTGGCAGCAGACCACAGGCAACGGCGGTTCACGCGGCACCGGCCTGAAAGTCGACAACGGCGGCGCGTCCAACTTTGAGTACCAGGGCCACAGCGTGCGGCTGCTGACCGGCACCGCCCCCAAAGCCGGCGACGACGACCCCTATACCGGCTGGTTCGGCGTGGGTGTGTACCCGTACAACCTGGACCAGGTGCAAGACTTTCCCGAAGGCGAAGCGGTGCCCTATGTCGCCCTGCGCCGTGAAGCCTGGTATGACATCGACATTCGGGTCAAGCAAAACAGTGTGTCGGGCACGCAGGACGCGCTGGGCAACTGGTCCGTCGCCAACGCTGACGGCATCTACCAGATCTGGATCAACGGTTACCTGGCCTACAGCAAGACGACGTTCAGGTGGCGCCGTCACCTGGAATTCGGCGTGCAGGGCCTGTGGCTTGATGTGTACCACGGCGGCCAGTCCCCCGCGCTGGTGGACATGCACTACCGCATCGACCGCGTGGCCGTGGCCACGCAGTACATCGGCCCGTCTGCACCGCTGCTGCCCGCCTGGGTGCCGGCGCCGGGTGACGCTGCCGTGCTCAGCGTGGCCAACGGCAAGCTCACCAACTCGCTCAACAGCGTGTGGGTCAGCTACTACGACACGTTCTATGCGCACCGCATCGTCAGCGACTACAGCACCACGGTGCTGAATCCGCACTATGGCCAGTACGGCGCCCTGGTGCTGCACGGCGGCGGCCACAGCGGCACCAACGACAACACCATCGCCGGCCTGGTGCTGAACGACACCGGCGGCACGTTTGTGCGCTGGGTGGACCCCACGCCCCACTACGGCAGCGCTCCCGGCAACGCCTTCGCCAACAGCAGCACCAGCGACGGCAATTTGGCCAACAACACCCACGGCGAAAACATCTCAGACGGCAAGCCTGCGTCCATCCACAGCTATGGCATTGGCGACGTTCTGTCGCCAGCCAACGGTGGCGCCGTCATGGGCACCTATGTGCGCGCAGCTGCAGCCGCAGTCAACCAGGCCGGGTTCAAATCAACGCGTGCTTTGCACTCGCTGCCGTTCCCTGGGGTGCGCAACGCCGCAGCAGCCAACCCGGCGGTGTGGGCCCGGCGCGGCAACAACCCGTCGCCGTTTGCCAACAACACCAACAGCGAATACGCGCCCGTGTGGACGTGCCTGGTGCCCAGCCAGAACCGCATTTACACCGTCAACGTCAACACGCTGCAGCGCCCGCAGTGGTGGGATCTGAACACCAACACCCACGTCATCGGCACCGGCACTGCGCTGGACATGACCATCGACGGCGACGGCGGCAACGGCATCAACCAAGGCGCGCTGTTCCACGTTCCCGCGCGCAACCTGCTGCTGTTCATCTGCCGCAGCGGCGGGGCCATGCGGATCCAGGCGCTGGACACCACGCAAGCGCAGCCCAGCTGGTCCATCGTCGGCACGCCCAGCGTGGCCATATCGCTGCCCTTGACCTGGAGCGCTGGCTGCTGGTGCGAAGACAACAACCGCGTCATCGTCGGCAACATCGCCGGCGATGCCAACGCTGTGTACGAGCTCGAGATACCCACCAACCTGGCCGCGTCTTGGCCGGCCACGCGCCGCCCGATTGGTGGTGCGGCCATCAACTGGTACACCCAGTGCGGCCCCAAAAAGTGGACCTACAACCCAAAGACCAAGTGCATCCCGTACTACCCGTTCGGCAGCCAAGGCGGCCAGGATGTGGTGTATGCGTACAGGCCCTTTGGCACCTGACGTTCGGGACGTGAGGAAACAATGCCCAACCTTCTGACCCCGGCTTTTGGCGCCAGCACCTTCAGCGCCACGCTGACCATCCCGGTCAACTTCGGCAGCAACCCGAACCGCGCCCTGTTCGGCCAAGCGTTCTTCGACAAGAACTTTGAGCCCAACGTTGGCGACGTCACCAGTGTGGTCATCGACCCCACCGGGGCCAACATCGCCTGCACCATCGGCGCCAGGCGCGCGGGTTCCAGCGTGCTGGGCCAGCCAGGGTTCCTGCAGTCCTTCGCAGCCGCTGGCAGCTTGCCCACAGGCACCAAGGATGTGGTCATCACGGCAAACACCGCAGACGGCTTGCCCCGCGGCTGGTGCCAACCGCTGGACGACACCACGGCGCTGAGCGCTGAAGTCACCAGCACGGGGTTCAACACCGCACCATCTGCCACGGTGTCCAGCGCCACAGGGCGCAAGGTGTACGCCATGGTGGCCGGCTCGCTGGCGGATGGGCAGACCATCACCCCATCAGCGCCTGCCACGCAAGCCACCAGGGTGCTGCAGGCTGCTGCCGCGAACTTTGCCGGCGCCATCTGGCAAGAAGATGGCGCTGCATCCGTCACCATCGACGGGTCTTACACCGGGTCCACCACACAGTGGGCTGTCACGGCATTCAGCGCCACAGGCCCCGGCCCCGGCGCCACGATTACCGGGTCCATCACCGCTGACGACGCATTGCCCTCCGGCGCTCTGGGTCTGCAGTCCAGCAGCGTCACCGGCAGCATCGTGCTGGACGCAACGCTGCCAACCGGGCAAGCCAGCGGCGTGGCCGGCAGCACGCTGCGCACCTTGCCCTACAGCCGCAATTCCGGCTCGCGCCCTGTCAGCCTGCCCGGCAACGCGATTGCGGTGCTCACTGACGACGCGTCGCTGACGCGCATTGCAGGGGCCACCAGCCTGACCCTGGGGCTCGATGGCCGCCTGACTTTCAGCGATGCGGCGCTGCCAGCGCCAGGCACCAGTGTGATCGCGGTCACGCGCGAAGCCGACGGCCGCCTGGGCGTCGAGCGTTACCAGGTCGTGTCGGGCTGAGATCCACATGGCAGCGACCCACCGTTCCGACAACGCCTTGCTTGCCGGTTACCACCACAGTGGCGACCGCGGCCTGGGCGTGCTGGGCTCGCAGGTGCCCACCACGGGCAGCCACGGGCCCGGCATGCTGTTCGCCGGCCTGTCGCTTCCTGCAGAAGCTGGCGACGAATTCATGGTGCGCATCAGCAGCGTGCCCGCTGGCCTGACCCTGGTGGTCGAGGAAGACAGCTCGTTTGTGGCCAGTGGCGCCGCGTCTGGCGTCTACGTTGGCCTGTATGAAGGCCTCAAGAACGGCGCCAGCTACGGCAGCAACACCTACACCATCACGCTGGGCCCCGGCCTGGCAGGGGTGGTGGACCTTGACGCGGCTCTGGTCAGCGGTGCGTTCGGCAACACCGGCGGGTCCAACATCAGCGGCGCGCTGGAGCTGGAAACCACGCTGGCCAGCGGTGCCTTCGGCATCGGCATTCAGGCCAGCCTGAGCGGCGTGGTCGGGCTTGACGCTGCTGTGGCCACTGGCGCTTTTGGCAACACCGGCGGGTCAAGCCTGGCTGGCGCGGTGGATCTTGGCGCGGCTCTGCCCAGCGGCCTCGTGAGCACTGCCGGCATGTCCAACCTGAGCGGGCTCATTCAACTTGGCGACGGCCTGCAAAGCGGGCGCCTGCTGGGCCTGCGTGTCCGTGGCGTGTTGTGGCCGGCGCGCGAGGAACGTAGCCTCCTGCGTGAAGGCTGGTAAAAAAATGTCTATCACCACCATTACACCTGCGGCGTTCGAGCCGGTGACCATTGAAGAAGCGCGTGCACAGTGCCGCTGTGGCGCCGAAGAAGACGTGCTGCTGGGCATCTACATCGCTGCTGCCCGCGAAGCGTGCGAAACCATCATCCGCCAGAACATCGTGCAGCGGCTGGTGGAGCAGACCGAAGACGGCTTCCCGGCGCAGGACGACCTGCAGCTGCGCGAGATGCCTGTGTATGCCGTAGCCCTGGTGGAGTACGCCGACGCCAACGGCACCACGCAAGCACTGCCCACAACCGCCTATGCGTTTGACCCATCGGGCCTGGCCGGTGGCCGCGCCTGGCTGTCGCCTGCCTTGGGCACTATCTGGCCCACCACGGAAAAGTCCACAGCGGCGGTGCGCGTGCAGTACGTCAGCGGTTTTGCGGCAACCCCCGAAGAAGTGCCGGCGGCCATCAAGCAGTGGCTGCTGATGACCGTGGCTTTGCTGTACGGCCAGCGCGAGTCCATGGACGCAGGCGGGCGCATGACCGAACTGCCCAGCCGCTTTGTGGACCGCATGCTGGACCGTTACGTGCAGTACAGCGTCTAAGGCAGCCAGCACCATGCAAGCCGCCGGCCACTTCAACCAGCGCGTCGTGATCGAGGCGCCCACTGCCGCCCGTGACCCGCGTGGCCAGCGCTCAGCGGCAGCGCCCACCTGGTCGCCTGTGGCCACCGTGTGGGCCCACGTGCAGCCCCTGCGCGGGCGTGAGTACTTTGCAGCCGGCGCGATGCAAAGCGAAGCCAGCGTGCGGTTTCGCCTGCGCTGGCGCGACGGCATCACCGGCGCCATGCGCGTGGTGTGGCGCGGCGTGGCATACGCCATCGTGGCGCCGCCCATCGATGTAGACGGTGGCTGCCACACGCTGGAGCTGATGTGTGCGGCTGGTGGGCGCGACAGCCACTGAACAAGCAATTCTTGCAACTCATTGGGGATTCAAAAATGGCAATTCTTGCAAGCGCTACAGGCGTTCCATTCACGCCGGTCGTCGGGCTTTTTTCGGTCGTCAGCAAGGGCGGACCTGCGACGCTGTTACGAAGGGGCGCATCAGGTGCGCCGCAGGCCATTGCAGGCGTCATCGAACCTGAGACCGCATTGGATGTCAACAACGCCGTGGCCGGCCAGGTGTGGGAGTTTGCGGCGGCGCCAGGCGTGACGGTTCGTGCTGACGGTACGCCGGCATAACCGAAGACTGCAATGGCACTTACTGCAATTCGTGGCGTAGTTGAGTCGCCGCTGCAGCCCGCACTGCGCAGCCCGCTTGCGCCTGGGGTGGGGGGTGCGCCTCTGTCGCTGACAGCGCAAACCCAGGCCATCGCACAAATATCAGGCCGCGTGGCAGCGCTGTTTGACACGCAAGACCTGAGCACGATGTACACGACCCGTGCGGGGTCTACGCTGATCGGCACGCCAGGAAATGGGACAGCGCAGTTTGTCGGGCGATGGGAGGATATTTCCCGGGGGCGGGTGCTTGGTGCGGAGTTGGTTGCAAACGGGTCGTTTGATTCAACCACTACCGGCTGGGCGCCAGCAGTGGATAGCGTCCTTTCGGTTGAATCTGGCACGTTGAAGATTTTGACGGCTGTTGCGCAAAGCGCAGCCGGAGCGACTGTTGCAACAGTTGTAGGTAAAACATACAAATTCAGCGCTGAAGTAATAGAGGCCGAGCGCAATACGTCCATTTGCGTTGGTACTGGCGTCGGTGGTTCTGACCTATTCGGGTCTTCTGAAGCGGCTGGTCCGCGTACAGTTTCATGCGTTTTTGTAGCTGTTGGTGCGACAACTCATCTCTATCTGCTATATCGCAATAATGCGCCTGGGCAGTTCGCCAGATTCGACAACATCTCAGTCCGCGAACTCCCCGGCCACCACGCCCTAGCCCCGAACGACACCACCGGCAGGGTGCAGTTGAGCGCGCGGGTGAATCTAGTCGAGCGCACCGAAGACTTTTCTAACGTCTATTGGAGCAAAACGCGCAGCGTAATTACGAGCGGCTTCACAGACCCACTTGGTGGCACGACGGCCAACAAAATAACTGACAACAGCGCAGGCGGGGCCAATTCAGTAATTGCTGGTAGGACAGGTATAACGCTACCTGCGCTGTCAACGGAATACACCTGGAGCGCGTCCCTAAAGGCAGATCAGTTGACAATTGGGGCTTTGCGGGTGTCTGGGTTTACCACCCCCGGAAACGTCGCAGCATATTTCAATCTTGCGACCGGGGCGGTTATGACCGTTGGGGCTGGGCTGACAGCCGCTATTTCGTCGCAGGGAAATGGATGGTATCGGTGCTCGATAAAGTTTACACTTGGCGCCGTTGACGCCAACGGCGATGTTCAGATTTTGCCGATCCAAACCGATAACAACAACGACTGCGACCTAGACGGTACGTCTAGCATTTTTATCTGGGGCGCCGACCTCCGCCCCACCAACGTCCACGCAGCCGGCTCAATCCCCCCATACCAGCGCGTCGTTGACGCAGAAACCTACGACTCCGTAGGCTTCCCCTACCGCTTCATCCCCAACGGCACCGGGCAGGGACTTACGACGAGCACAATTACTCCGGGGAGTGATAAGGTTACGGTGGTTTCTGGCTTGCGGAAACTAAGTGATGCATCAAGGCAAATCGTGCTGGAACACGGAAACTGGGGAACTCCGTTGTCCGGGTCGCTTACCCTAAATGCGCCGACCTCAGGCCCGGCACAATATGTATTCTCGTCTGGCGGCACCACTGCGGTTAACGCATCGACTGCTGTGATTGCGGCGCCCGATACGGCGGTCATGACGCTACACGGTTCCATAAGCGCACCAAGCGCGAGCATAAATCGCAATAACGGCACTCCCGTTGTAGTGACTACAACGCAAGGCACCGGAAACTATCTTGCCTACTCGCTCAACATCTTCGGTCGCAGTGTTGCATCAGGCGGCTCACTCTGGTTTGGCGGCCAAGGTTTCCGGCAATTCGTCTGCTTCGGCCCGGCCTTGAGCGCTGGCGAACTTGCCACCGTCGAATCCTGGGTTAACGAATCCACAAAGGCGTACTGACATGCCAATCGTCACCCTTTATGTCGCCGCCGCAGATGCCCAAGCCGCGCACGAATACGCGCAGATTCTGGCCGCAGAAAACGGCACGCCTGATGACGTGCTTGGATTCTTCCAGCGCGTCAAGTGCTATTCCGAAAACGCTTACGACGAAGACATTGAAGACGGCACTGAGCCTGTCATTGGTTATATCGAAGCTGGCGACTGTCCGCAGTACCTGATTGACGGCTTTGACCTCGTAAGCTACGTGGAGACTTTGTAATGCCAAGCGTCAAAGCCCCCAAAGAACCCAAGCCGCCGAAGCCGCCAAAGAATCCGCGTACCAAACCAATCGGCAAGCCTGAAAAGCCAAAGAAGCCGGCAAAGGACAAACCTGCCAAGGCCGAGCGGGTTGCAAAGGTGCGCGCGGCCAGCAAAGGCAAGTACAAAACCGCCGCTGAAGTGCGCGCGGTCATTGCGAAGATTGAAGCCACGACAGACCCGCTGGATACTGTGCTTTCAAACTTTGGCTTGAGGGTGGGGTAATGACCCCATCCGGCCCCATCCGCATCAAGACCGGAGAGACCCATGCCTCGTGACCTGAACCCCACCCACAGCTCGACGTAAACCACCCCCCATGCTCTCCGCCAAAGTCACCGGCCTGCCCGACCTGAAAGAAGCCCTGGCCACCTTGGTGCCCAAGCTGCGTGTGCGCGCCCTGCGCAACGCCCTGGCCGCCGGTGCGCGCCTGGTGCAGGCGTCTGCACGCGCGGCCACGCCGGTCATCAGCCCCGGGGCGCTGGCGGTGCGCAAGGGCTACCGCAAGCCGGGCACGGTGAAGAAGGCCATCAGCGTGCGCACCAGCAAGCTGGCCAGGCGCAACGGTGACGTGGGCGTGTTCGTGAACGTGCGCCCGGCCAAGCCAGGCCAGCGCGGGGCGCGCAACCCGAACGACCCGTTTTACTGGCGCTTCATCAACTGGGACATCAACCCGGCCAACTTCGACCGCAGCGCAGCCGGCCGCCGCGAACGCCGCAGGCTCAACAACATTGGAGCCCCCAAGCTACGGCGTGGCGCCAGGTTCCTGGAACGTGGCGCCGCACGGCTGGGTGATGCGCTGGCCTTGTTCATTTCCAAGATCGGACCGGCCATCGCGCGGCTGAACCGCCCCAAGTCCACCGCACCGTGACATTGCCATGAGCGTCGAAACCGACTTCCACACCCTGCTGCTGGGGCACGCCCCGCTGGCGGCCCTGGTGGGCAACCGTGTGGCGCAGCACGCCGTGCCGGAAGGGGCCGACTTCCCGCTGGTGGTCTACACCGTGGCGCACACGCCGCTGCTGAGCCTGGGCAATGTGCAGCTGGCCGACCAGTGCGCCATCACCGTGCAGTGCTGGGCCCAGGGCGCGCTGCAGGCCGACGAACTGGCAGATGCCGTGGTGCAGGCCCTGGCCGGTGCCAACGGCGCCACAGGCGCCTGCATGGTGGCCCGCGTGGGCCTGTTCGACAGCGACCTGCAGCTGGACTGCACCGAAGTGAGCGTGGAGTGGTGGGCCTGAACCGCAAGCCCGCAATGTGAACTGCGCGGCACCCGCCGCCCGCTTTTTAACCAGCCCGCCTTGTGCGGGCTTTTTTGTACCTGAAAGGAGCCAGTCATGGCACAAGGCGACATCATCATTGGCCGCAACGTGCGGGTCGAGGTCAGCAAGACCGAAGGCACGCCCATCGCGGTTACCGCCGTCACCCAGGCATCGCCCGGGGTGGCCACCGCCACGGCCCACGGCCTGGCAACCAAGAGCGTGGGCTACTTCTCGGTGGCCAACGGCATGACGCAGCTCGAAGGCCAGGCCGTGCGCCTGGGCGCCGTGGCTGCCAACACCTTTGCGCTGGAAGACCAGAACAGCACCACGTACCCGGCCTTCACCACCGGCACCTTCGTGCCCATCACCCAGTGGGCCACGCTGGCCAAAAGCACCACTTTCAGCGAAGGCGGCGGCGATGCCGAGAAGATCAACGTCACCACGCTGCTGGACAACACCCGCAAAGAACGCAACGGCCTGCTGGCCAGCGAAACCGTGAGCATCCAGCTGCTGGCCGAATCGCTGCCCAGCGAAGCGCTGCAGATCATCATCGACGCCGCGCGCCAGAGCAAGCTGCTGGTGTTTCGCGTCACCTGGGCCAACGGCGACGTGGCCGTGTTCCGTGGCGAACCCAGCAAGCCGGGGCGTGACGTGCAGCAGGGCCAGGCCGGCACTGGCAGCGTGAGCGTCACCGTCACCGGCTTTGTGGCCAACGGCCCGGCCTGATGGCAACGCCTGAAGTCACCCGCGTGCTGCGGGCGCTGGACCAGCAGCGCATGCACTGGGTGGACATTGCCCCGGGCCTGCGCGTGCAGTACCGCCGGCCGCTGGAATGCGACATGCGCACGCTGCACCAGGGCGTGGACGTGGACCACTGCGTTCAGTTTGTCTGCGGCTGGGAAGGCTTCACCGAAGCCACCTTCCTGGGCCAGGGTGTGGGCGCTGACGACCCCATGCCATTCGACACTGACCTGTGGGCCGCCTATGTGCGCGACCGTGTGCACCTGGTGGGCACCGTGGCCCAGGCCATTGCGGGCAGCGTGGCGCAGCACCTGGCGCAGAAAGCGGCTGCAGAAAAAAACTGATTGCCCTGCTCGACGAACAGTCTGGCGTCGAGTTCAAGGGCGAACACCTGCAGGCCACCGACAACGACGTGATGGTCATCCGAGCCTGGAACCTGTTGGCAAACGGCAGCGGCGCCGTGGACTGGGCGGGCCTGCCCTATGCCGTGGCGCTGTTCGGCGTCACCGACGTGGAAGCACTGTTGCACGGCCTGCTGACCATCAAGACCCACAAACCCCCAACCGCGGCAGACACCTGATATGGCACTTGCCACACTGAGCATTGACCTGGTTGCCCGCCTGGCGGAAATGCAGGCCGGGCTTGACCGCGCCGGCCGTCTGAACGAAAAGACCGCCGCAGCCATTGAAGCCCGCTGGGACAAGGCCGGCAAGGTGGCGGGTGCTGTCTTTGCAGGCCTTGGCACCGCGCTGGCCGCCGCCGGCATCGTGGACCGGTTCCGCACCGTCATCGACGGCCTGGACCAGCTCAACGACGCAGCAGACGCCACCGGCGCCAGCATCGAAAACCTGTCGGCGCTGGAAGACATCGCGCTCAGCACCGGCACCAGTTTTGAAACCGCCACTGCAGCGGTGGTCAAGCTCAACCAGGTGCTGTCTTCGGCCAATGCAGGCTCGCAGCAGGCCGCGATTTTTGAAGCGCTTGGCCTCAGCGTTGAAAAGCTGAAGAAAGAAGACCCGGCCGAAGCCCTGCGCCAGGTGGCCGTGGCGCTCAGTACGTTTTCAGACGACGGTGACAAAGCCCGTGCGGTGCAAGAACTGTTCGGCAAAAGCATCCGCGAAGTGGCGCCGCTGCTTAAAGACTTGTCCGAGCAAGGCCAGCTCAATGCCACGGTCACGGCAGAACAGGCAGAGCAGGCCTCTGTGTTCAACAAGCAGCTGGCGGCCCTGAACAAAAACGTCACGGATGCTGCGCGATCGATTACCAGCAGTCTGCTGCCGGCCTTGAATGAGTTTTTTGCCAGCGTGAAGAGGCTGCAGGCGAACGAAGGCGGGTTCTTCGGCGGCGTGGCCGAAACGTTCAACGTTGACTTTCTGCGGGGGCGGATCGCGGCTTCAAATGAAGAGATCGAGCGTCTGGCGCCAAGTGCGGAGCGCGCCCGCGCTTTGCTGGCGATTCAGCCCGACAGCATCCGCGCCAAGGCCACGCTGGCTGAGTTCAGTCAGCTGCAGAAGGCGGCCGACGACTACTCCAAACAGCTGGACGAAATTCTCTACGCAGGCAAGGGACGGCGGCCGGCAAACGAGGGCGGAGGCGGTTTGTTGAAGTCGGGCATCGGCAGCGTGCTCGCAGGCGCAGGGGCTCCAAGCAAAGGCAGGGTGGCCAAGTCGGGTGAGTTTGTTGGGCCGTTGCCCGGGTTCGAGACCAAAGCGTTCGATGAAAAAACAGGGGCAGTCTCCATATTGACGGAGGCGCTCAAGAGCATCGACAACACCGACATCGCCAAACTCCAAAGGCTCAACGCGGTCTATGACGAGCTGGTTGGTTTGCGGGCCAGCGGCTTCGGTGGCGGCCCGGGGCTGGAAGAAGCCATCGCCAACATCCGCGACGAGCTCGCCAAGCTGGACCCCGTGCAGGTGGCCGCCGCTGAAAGCCGCAAGCGACTAAACGACTTGTTGGCCCAGACGCCGGCCGGCAAGCTGGACAAAGTGCTGATTGACGTCGAGCTGCTCAACCGTGCCTTTGCGGCCGGCCAGGTCGACGCCGAAAAGTGGGCCGCCGGTGTCCGCGTGGCCACCGCGCAGCTGGGCAGCGAAGCCAGGGACCAGCTTGATGAGATGTCGGAGTTTGCAGCGCAGGCCAGCCGCAACATCCAGGACTCACTTGGCGCCACGCTCGAAGCCGTGCTGGGCGGCCACTTTGACAGCATCGACAAGCTGTGGGGCAACATGATCAAGCGCCTGGTGGCGCAAGCTGCCGCAGCAGAGTTGAGCAAGTCATTGTTCGGTGCGGACTTTGCCAAGACCGGCAAGGTGGGTGGACTGGCTGGCGAGGCGGTGGACTGGTTCAAGCAGATCCCCTGGGGCGAAGTCTTCGGCGCCCGTGCAAACGGCGGCCCCGTGTCGGCGGGCATGCCCTACATCGTGGGCGAACGCGGCCCCGAAATCGTGGTGCCACGCGTGGCCGGCATGGTGCTGCGCAACGGTGTGATGCCGCAGGCCCAGGGCGGCGGCGGCACCACCATCAGCAACCAGATCATCGTGCAAGGCGATGCCAGCGAAAACACCTTGCGCCTGGTGCAGGGCGCGCTGGCCAACTTTGAGGCGCGCATGATGACGCGCAACCGCTGACCATGGCCACCATCGACTGGCCCACCACACGGGCTTTCAGCGCTGCGGCATTCAGCCTGCAGCCGTTCGTGAGCCGCAGCTCGTTCACCGGCTTTTTGACCGGCGTCAAGCAGCGCCGCAGCAACCTGGTGGACCGGCTGCGTGCCACCATCACCCTGCCGCCTTGCTGGGCCGCTGAAGCCGCAGAACGCGAAGCCCTGCTCATGGCGCTGCTGAGCACTGGCGACTGGTTGCGCCTGCCCATGCCCCACCGCCCGCGCCTGCGCGGCAGCATGGTGGGCGGGCCGCTGGTGGCTGCCAACGCAGCGGCCGGGGCGCGCAGCATCAGCATCGTCACCACGGCCGGCGCCACCGTGGCCGGGGGCGACTGGCTGGGCGTGGGCGGCAACCTGCTGCAGTGCGCCTATGGCGGCGCGGTGGCCAACCTGAGCGGCGTGGTCACGGTGCCGCTGGTGCTGCCCCTGCAGCGTGCTGTGGTGTCTGGTGCGGCCGTGGCCTACGTGGCGCCCACAGGCGTGTGGCAGCTGGACGACGACGGCCTGCAGCTGGACTACACCGCGCCCGTCTTGCAGCAAGGCATTGCCCTGCCGCTGCTGCAGGTGATCGTGTGAGGCCCGCGCCATGAGGCAGCTCAACACCGCCGCCCTGGCCCTGCAGGCCCGCATGGCTGCCGGCGAACCCATCCCCGTGGTGCCGCTGGTGCACTTTGCCTTGCCGGTGCCGCAGCGCTGGGCCCTGTGTGGCTTGCCCCTGGTGTGGGGCGGCTTCACCTGGGAACCGCTGGACATTGCCATCAACGAAGTAAAAAGCGATGTCACCCAGTTTGATGGGCTGAAGTTCACCCTGTCTGGCGCGACAGAAAGCCAACTGGCCCTGGCGCAGTCTGGCGGCATCGAGGGCTCTGAATGCGCGGTGTACCTGGCTTGGGTGGACCCGGCCAACGCCGCAGTGGTGGACGCGATGCAGGTCTGGGCCGGTGAACTGGACGTTGCCGGCTGGCAGGACGGGCCGCAGGCTGTGGTGCACCTGACTGCCGAGCACCGCGCATCGGTGGCCCTGCGCTCGCGTGTGACCCGCTACACCAACAACGAACAGCAGCGCCTGTACCCCGGCGACACATCGCTGGACGTGGACCCCCTGACCGACGCCGCCAACCTGGTGTGGCCGGCGGCCAGCTACTTCAAGGTGTGATGTGAGCAACTGGAACTTTGGCCGCCTGTTGCGCATCGGCGTTGGGTATGTGGTCGGCGTCTACAGCGGCAACTGGTCGCTGTTTGCGTCCGCCTTGATGCGCGAGTACGGATCTGTGCAGCGCAACAAGCAGCAGCGCCGCGCCATCCAAAGCTACAACGACGGGCTCAAAGACCGCCTGGAAATGGTGGACCTGCAGCCCGACGCCCCGCGCACGCTGGTGCTGGGCCGCGTGCGGTATGTTGAAGGTGTGCGCCGCCGCTGGACGAGTGGCGCCAACGAAGAAAAGCTGACCATGATCGTCAGCTTCGCCGGCCACCAGATCGACGGCTTTGAGCAGTTCTACTTCAACGACACCGCCGTCACGCTGGACGCCAACGGCTGGGTGCAGACTGAGCCGTTCAACAAGGGCACGCCCACGAACCTGGATGTGTCTGGCGTGACAGACGGCAGCGGCCAGGCCGTCGTTACCCTGCCGGGCACACCGTTGGCCGGCACGCTGATCGCTGTATACCGCACCGGCGAAGGTGAAAACACCCAGGAAGGCGCGCTCTCGCTGGTCAGCCTGGTGGGCCTGGTGGCCACGTTTGAAGGCGGCCCGGCGGGCGCGTTTTACAGCGTCACGGCGCAGGTCAACGTGTTGTCGTCGACCGCGCGCATTCGCGCGTTCACCGGTGCGCCTGGCCAGAACGTGGGCGCTGCACTGGCGGCCGAGTACCCCGGCAAGATCACCGCCACAGACCGCTTCGAGGGCATGGCCGTGGCGGTGGTGGACATCCTGTTCGACCCCGACGTCTACCCCCAGGGCCGCCCCAGCGTAACCGCCGTGATGCGCGGCGCCCGCTGCTACGACCCGCGCAAAGACAGCACCGTGCCAGGCGGCAGCGGCGCCCACCGCGCAGGCCTGGAAAGCACCTGGGAATTCACGCAAACCCCGCCATTGCTGGGGCTGCGGTATGCCACCTGGTCACACGGCTGGGCATTGCGCCCGCAAGACTACGTGCTGGCCGACGTGATGGCCGCGGCGAACGTGTGCGACCAGTCCACCAGCTTTGCCGTGGGCCTGGCGCCCACCGGCCCCACCACGCCGGCCGTGCTGCCGCGCTACCGCTGCGCCATCACCATCACCGCAGACGCTGACCACGCCCAATCCATGGACGCCATCATGGAAACCATGGCCGGCCGGCACGGCTGGTCGGGCGGCGTGTGGCGGCTGCGCGCCGGTGTGCTGAACACACCCGTGGCCACCATCCGCCAAGACTGGCTGGTCAACAACGACAGCGGCGGCCGGCCCGACGATTCGCCCGTCATCACCGCCGTGCAAACCGTGCCCCGGCAAGACCGCATCAACCGTGTGACCGGTTCGTGCGTGGACCCCGCGCAGCGTTACCAGCTGCTGCCCTTCCCGGCGGTGGAGGACGCGGTGTTGTCTGGCACCCAAGGCCAGCGCGCGCTGGAGATCGAGCTGCAGGGTGTGACCCACATCGCCCACGCGCAGCACCTGGCCAGCGTGGCCATCCGCCAGGCGCAGGCCGGGCTGCGGCTTGAGCTGGTGTGCGGTGAGCAGGCGTCTGCACTGGAACTGTTCGACGTCGTGCAGCTGGACATGCCGCGCTACGGCTTCACCAACAAGACGTTCGAGGTCACCGCCTGGACGTGGAACCAGGCCGGCGCCTACAGCCTGCAGCTGGCCGAGCTGACGCAGGCTATCTTCGACCCGCTGGACCGCCTGACCGGCCGCGACCCCGCGCCCGACAGCGACATGCGCCCGCCCTGGGACGTGGAACAGGTCACGGGCCTGACGGTCACCAGCGGCACCGTGGCCACGCGCGACGGCAGCATCATCACCCGCGCCGTGTTGAGCTGGGCGCCCGTGGTGGGCGAATCCGTGCGCAACGGCGGCACGGTGGAAGTGCAGTACACCCTGGCCAGCGATGCGCTGCCGGCGGGGGACTGGCCCAGCTGGCCCGAACAAGGCAGCGCCACGGGCACCGTCATCCCTGGCCTGTTGGCCGGCCGGTACTACCTGTTCCGCGCCCGTGCGGTGCAGGGGCAGCCCCTGGTGCGCGGGCCCTGGAGCCTGAGCGTTGCGCACCAGCTGGCGGCAGTGCCCATCGTGGACGGGCGCTACACAGACCTGATCTTCCGCCGCAGCGCCACGCAGCCCGCCACGCCCACCGGCACCGGCACGCCTGCGGGCTGGTTTGACAGCCCGCCTGGAGCCAACGGCAACCCCCTGTGGGTGAGCCTGGTGGACAAGCGGTCTGACGGGTCGCTGATCGGCACCTGGGCCGTGCCCGTGCAGATCGACGGCGAATCGCTGCAGGTGGAATACAACGACGACGGCGGCCCCACCGGCTGGTCGCCCACGTTCGTGCCCGGCAACAAGTGGGCGCGGTATCGCATCGGTTCCACGGGCGCGTGGTCGCTGCCCATGAAGATCGTGGGCGAAGACGGCGGTTACACCGACTACATCTTCCGCCGGTCCAACGGCGTGCCGGCCACGCCCACAGGCGACGACCCCACGGCCGGGCCCGGCGCGCTGTGGTTCGATGAGCCACCCGCACCCAACGGCCAGGCGCTGTACAGCAGCCTGGGCCGCAAGGCTGCCAACGGGGTGGTGCAGGGCGGCTGGTCGGTGCCGGTGCAGATCGACGGCGACGACCTGCAGGTCGAGTATTCAGCCAACGGCACCAGCGGCTGGCACCCAACGTTTGTGTCGGGCACTGACAAGTGGGCGCGTTACCGCATCGGCGCCACTGGCGACTGGAGCGATTCGGTCAAAATCGTGGGCGAAAACGGCGCCCAAGGTCCGCAAGGCCCGGCGGGCACAACCGGCGAGCCAGGCCCTGCCGGCCCACGCGGCACCGTCACCCGCTACCTGGCCGGCTACAGCGCCTGGAACAGCGCCGCGGCCAGCGCATCAGTGCCCAACGGCATTCCCATCGTGGGCGACACGGTGGTGCAGTACGACAACGTGTCGTTTGCACAAGAGCGCACGTGGGACGGCACATGGAACCTGCCGGGCACCGTGGTCAACGGCAACGTGCTGGTCAACGGGTCGGTCACTGCCAGCAAGCTGAACGTGGTCAACCTGGCCGCCGTCAGCGCCGTGATGGGCGACCTGCAGTCTGGGTCGGTCACGGGTGCGCTGATCCGCACCGCAAGTTCGGGCGCCAGGATTGAGCTGAACAGCAGCACCAACTCTTTGTTCGGTATCGCGTCCAACGGCTTCAAAACTTTCGAGCTGCTGGCAAATGAAGGGCGCGTCAAGTTTTTCGCCAGCGACGCAAACGAAACCATCCAAGTCCAGAACTTCAGCGGCCCGGCGGCCATATTCAACACGTCTTCGGCCAGCAGCTTCGCCATAGGCGTCAACTCTGCAGGCCCCTTGGGAATCAGCGTCAACGCATCGTCACCTGGTGCCAGGGCCGTCTACGGCAACGCAAATTCGGGCTATGGCGGCAGCTTCAACACGCTGGAAATCAGGCAGGCGCTCAACACCACCAGCGGCGGTGGCCCCATCACCTACCAATTCAACGCGCCCAACGGGTCCGCAGGCCCGCGCTCGGCCGGGTGGCTTCGTGTGGCCACGCTGAGCGGCGACGTGTGGGTGCCGTGTGTGCCGGTGTGAAGACCAGATCCTGATCGCAATCCAACAAAAAGGCAGTCCCCATGGCAACGCAGCCCCAAGAACCAAAAGACTGGCACCTAGACAGGCGCCTGCAGATCACGCACATCCTGTCCACCCTGTCGCTGGGCGTGGGCGCTGTGCTGTACGTGGGTGACATCCGCAAAGACGTTGAAATCCTGAAAGTGCAGACAACCGCCCAGGCCGGCAGGGACGCATCGCAAGACAAGACCGCCGACCAGGTGCGCGCCGAAACACAGTCCAGATTCGACCGCATCGACGCCAAACTGGACCGTTTGATCGATTACACGCGCAGCAACGGCAAAGGCGCAAGATGAGCGCCGACCCGCCCTGGCTGGCCGCCGCCCGCCGCGACATCGGCCTGCGCGAACTGCCAGGCGCCCCCACGGCGCCCCGCATCGCCCGCTGGCTGCAGGACCTGGGCGCCTGGTGGCGTGACGATGAAACCCCGTGGTGCGGTACGGCCGTCGCTGCGTGGATGCGTGCAGCCGACCGTCCAATCCCCAAAGCCTGGTACCGCGCCCGCGCCTGGGCCGAATGGGGCCAGGCCATCGCGGCACCCCTGCCAGGCTGCGTGGTGGTCCTCGCCCGCCAAGGCGGCGGCCACGTCGGCCTGGTCGTTGGCCGCAACGCAGCCGGCTGGCTGCTGGTGCTGGGCGGCAACCAGGGCAACGCAGTCAACGTTGCAGCCTTCGACCCGTCGCGCGTCCTGGCTTACCGCTGGCCACCGGGCGTGCAGATCCCACCACCCACCAAGCTGGCACTGGGCACCGCCGCTGCCAGCACATCTGAGGCATGACCATGCAGACCACCGCCCGCATCATCACCGCAGCTCTGGCGCTGGCCTTGGCCGGCTGTGCCAGCATCAACCTGTCCAACCGCGCCAGCCGCACCGTGGCGTGCGACAAGGTGCTGGTCACCAGCATGTACCAGTGGTTCGGCATCACTGTGGAACTGGACAAGCGGGACGCCGCAGAGCTGCTCAAGGCCTGCAAGTCATGAGCCACCGCGCCCGCTGGACGGTGCTGTGGGTGCGCAATGCCTGGTTTGTGCGCCGTGGGCCAAACACGGTAGCCCTGTGGACCAAAAAAGCGGATGCCGTGCAGCAAGCCGCAAGGCTGGCCCGCGAACACCGCACCGCTGGCGGCCTGGCGCAGGTGGTCATTCGCGGCAAAGATGGCCGCATCCAGACTGAACGCACCTACGGGGCAGACCCACGTCGCACAAAGGGCTGATCAGCCTGCGCCCGGTGTACATCCGGTGTAAAAAACGGTCTGGCATAGCCTGCCATCCGCTGCGTTTTCATAGCAGAGGCTAAGCGGCAGCTGGCAGACAAATGCCTTCACACGGCAGGGGTCGCAGGTTCGAACCCTGCACCGCCCACCATAGGTAAAGCGGGCGTCACGCGGCCCTCTCGTCGGCAGGCTGGTGTAAACCACGGTGTAAATCGGCCAGCGCATTCATGCCGGCATGCACCTGGGCATTGCTCAGGTGGGCATAGACGCGTTCCGTCACTGCTGTGCTGCTGTGGCCCAGGATGCGACTGACGACGTGCAGCGGCACGCCCTGCTGTATCAGCAGCGTGCCGCAGCTGCGGCGCAGGTCGTGGAAGGTGACGTGGGGCATGCCCGCGGCTTCTCGGGCCCGTCTGAATCCAGACTTCAGACCTTCAAAGTTGATCTGCAGCGGCAGCATCGCCAGCCACGGCCTGGCCGGTGGGATGATGGGGACGGATCTGCTGCGTTCGGACTTGGTGGCGCCGGCCGGCAGCGTGATCACATCGCCGTCGATCATTTCGGGACGCATGGCCAGGACTTCGCCGCGCCTGCATCCGGTCAGTACCGACAGCCAGATGGCGGCTTGCGTGGACTCGCTGGCGTGGCTGGCCAGGGTTTGCACCTGGCTCAACGTCAGCCAGGTGGTGCGCGCATTGCGTTCAGGCAGCCGCTTGCACAGGCTGCTGTAGTCCGCCGCCACCGTGCCGCGCTGCCATGCGATACGCAGTGCCTTGCCCAGTGCCCCCAGGCTGCGGTTGATCGTCGCGGGTTTGTAGTGGCCCGTCATGTCCTGCACGATCGCCGCAACCACGGCGCGGGTTTCGCTGACCCTGCGGCCTGTGCACCAGCGGCCAATGCGCAGCGCATGATAGCGGGCCGTTTCTGGGCTGCGCAGGGTGTAGGCGTGCCGTTCTGTGTAGTCGGCCAGCAGTTCCGTCAGCATCGGGTCGCCGGCCACCACGGGCGCGGGTTGTGCTGCGTGCAGCTGCTGCGTCAGTTCGGCTGCGACTCGCTTGGCATCACTCGCAGTTGCACCTTGCGGTAATCGGCGGTGAAGGCGGCGACGGCCGACGCATGCTTCGGCGTGCCAACGGCCTTGATCGTCTTGTCGGGTGGGCATGATGTCGCTCGCTCCTGAATCCAGCGGGTCACAGCGGGCAAGTCAAACCGCCGCCGGCTGCCGACCAGCATACTCGGGCAGCCGTCAAGAATCATGCGCGCGACAGTTCTTTCGCTGGTGCGCAAATGGGCGGCCAGCTCTGCGGGTGTGAGCATCATGCCAAGGCGTCCAGTGGGCTGCGCACACCGGCGGCGCCGGTGTTGGCCACGTGGGTGTAGATCATGGTGGTGCTGACGTCACTGTGACCCAGCAGGGTTTGGATGGTGCGGATGTCCTGGCCGGATTCCAGCAAATGCGTGGCGAAGCTGTGCCGCAGCGTGTGCATGGTGCAGCGGTGCGTGATGCCTGCTCGCTTAACTGCAGTGGACAGGGTTCTGCTCAGGGTCTTTTGATGCAGGTGGTGCCGCCTGATGGCGCCTGTGCGCGGACATTTGCTGTAGTCGGCGGCTGCAAAGACCCACTGCCACTGCCATTCGGTTGCGGCTTTGGGGTACTTCACCGACAGGGCGTGTGGCAGCTCGACGTCCACCATGCCACGGCCCATGTCGACGTGGTGCATCTGCAGGCGGCGGGCCAGCTGGCGCTGCAGGCCGGCTTCCAGGCCGCGTGGCAGCATCGTGGTGCGGTCTTTGTCGCCTTTGCCGCCGCGTATCGTGATGCAGCGCCGGCCAAAGTCAATGTCCTGCACGCGCAGGTGCATGACGTCGGCGATGCGCATGCCGGTGCCGTAGACCAGCGCGATCGCCAGGCCTGCGCCGTTGCGTGGCAGGGCGGCGATGACCCGGGCAACCTCTGTTTGGCTCAAGACTGTTGGCAGCCTGGCCGGCTGTTTTGCGCGAACGATGTCAGCCATCCATGGCAGGTCCATACCAAGCACCTGGCGATACAAAAACAGCATCGCGGCCAGTGCCTGGCGCTGCGTGCTGGCGGCGACTTCGCGGTCGGTTGCCAGGTACGTCAGCCAGGCCTGGACACGGTCACCGCCCAGCGTGGCTGGGTGCTTGCAGCCGGCCCAGCGCACGAACTGTTTGTACCAGCCCACGTAGCTGCGTTCGGTGGCCAGGCTGTAGTGGCGAACGCGGCAGGCGTTGCGGATCTGGTCTTCTAGCTTGGGCTGCGTGGTGTTAGCAGACATGGTTGGTGTTATCAGACAGGGGGTGTCTGCGAATTGAAGTTAGCCGGCCTGTGGCGCTCCACCATCCAGGCCGGCGGTGTTCACGCCTTGTGGGTGCCTTCCACGCCACGGCGCATGCGCTCCAAGGTGCGGCGGTTCAGCCAGTTCTGCGCGTCCTCGATGTGCGTCAGGGCCAGCGCGTTGTAGCGGCTGGCGAATGGGCCTTGCTGGAAGCTGCGCAACCTATCGGCCACGATTGCAAGCAGCACTTCGTGCGTCAGCCCGTTCACGCCGGCCTCGTTGACCGGCCCGTTCTGGAACTCGATCAGCACGCTGTTGGCGCCGCTCTTGCCCTTGTATCCGCTCACCTCGTACATGTGGTTTGCACCACCGCTGCCGGGCTCGTCGGTCACGGCCACAGTCAGCACGTCGTTTGCGGGGTTCACTTTGTGGTCGGTCAGTTCACGCATTTGCGCTCCAAGGTTGTGCCGGTTTTCGTGGGGGCCGGCTAACCCCTCGCTCAACCTGACCGCCTACGGCGGCAAGTTAGCTCGAACGTTAGGCGTCAAAGACCGGCTAGGCACATTTGTCGCGGGGCCGGTGTCTTGCCGCGTGAAGTAATCCGGCCGAAGCCGGGCCGCATGTGCCATGCGACTGTGCCAATCAGCCGAGTTCCACCCGCTCGGGGTAGTTCTGCGGCTCGACCGGGGTTCCAATTTCCATCAGTTGCAGCATGCGCGCCGCAGCCTTATATGCGTTCGGGTAGCAGGTTTGCGGCAAGCTGTTCCCGGCGTCGTCATAGCCGCCAACATCCCACCCTCGTTCGGTCTGCGCAACCGTGAATGTCCATGCGCTCATGCTGCAATCTCCCAATCTGTTGCTTCGGTGTCGTCCGTCTCTGGAGCAAATAGCACCTTGCTTTCTGCGCCCTGAAACACCAGCACCGGGCGGCCGCCATCTGTCCAGGCGGCAGCTAGGCGCGTGGTTTCGGTGCCGCATTCGTAAATCGGCACCCCGTCGCTATGCCCAATCAGCTTGCGCTGCTGCTGGCTTTTGCGGTGTACGTGATGGCCGCGCTTCATGGCGTCCACAGCTTCAATCCAGTTCACTCCATCATCCTCTCGCTTCGGACACAGACGCCTAACCCCGCCAATCAAGCTGACCGCCTACGGCGGCAGCTTATTTGCAACGTTATGCAGCACCAACAGCCAGCCGCAGCGCATCTCGCGCCATGCTCATCGGGCCGTCGTCGCGGAATCGGGAGGCGCATTCCTCGTCCATAACCTCCTGCATGCGCTCTGCGTGGCGCAGCAGGCTGCACAGCGCGTTCAGCAGGTCGGGTGCCGCTGCGCAAAGGGTGGCGTTCGCCACAAGCTCAAGCAGCGGCGCGTCATCGCGTCGGCCGCCTTGCATGGTGGCGCTAAAGCGGTTGCGCTGCGGCTGTCCATGCAGCGCGTACACGGTCGGGCCGCTTCCGCTCACATGCCAAGGCCCCGGCGTGTGCTGCATAACAGGTCGCTGAAGCGGAGCAACGCCGGCATCATCGGTGGTCATGTTCAAATCCTTTCGGGCGTTGCCCGCTTAGCTTTCAGTTAGGCCCTTGAAGGCGGCCAGCATTGCCAAGAATCGCGTTCCGTATTTCCGTGGCAATCGCCTGCTGCTCAGGGGTCAACCAGCCGGGCGGGCGGAGGCACAGTGCGGCGCACCGCTCGCGCTCTGCAGCCATCTTTTTCGCAGCGTATGCGCGCATCTGGTCAGCGGTGTATGTGTACATCGCTGCGCCTACGGTCCCGAGTGCCCGCGTGTAAACCGCTCCGCGCGGCATGTCCCCGAAGCGGATTTCGGGAACATCGGGCCTAACCTGGCAGTCAACCGGACTTGCGCCGGCAGCAGTCGTGGTCATCGTCATTCCTTTCGGCGCAAGCCGGTTACTTCAACGTTAGGCCCTTGCGGAGTTCTCAGCGTCTGCGGCTTCTTGCGCCTCAATCATCGTCTCGAATCGTGCAATGCCGCCTTCGCTGTCGCGCAACTGCTCCCATGCTGTGTGGCTGACTTGCCTGCACACGTAGTAAGGGCGCAGCTGCGGCCGTTCCAGCATAGAGACAGACCACGGGCCGCAATGCAATTCGTCTGCGCAGCCGCACTCTGGCCATGCCTCGCACTTGTACGAACACGGGCCCAACACCAAATTCGACTTGAGAGCCAACGGCTGCGGGGCGTGGTCGCCTGGGTGGGTGTTGTGTGTTTCGGTGGTCATTTGGTTGGCTCCAAGTCAATGCTGCCGTTGGGCGGCTTGGTGTGGTCCAACACTCCGCAGGGCCGCACCGTCTTGGCCGGGTGGTTACTTTGCTGTGCGCGGTAGTACGTCGGATCGGCGGTCCAACAGTTTGCAAGCCACCAGCGGCTTACGCGCCGGCCAAGGTCGGCACCGCATACAACGCACGCGCGCTGGCCTTCGGCCTTCAGGTGCAGCGTCTCTTCACTCATCGCTTGGCAGGCTCTTGGCGCTGGGCCGGCGCGTGTAGCCGGCTGCGCGCATGCGTTGGCCCCGGCTTGGTTCGCTGGTCAGCATGTACGGCTTTCCGCCGAGCCAGTGCACGCCCAGCGGAGTTTCTGCACGCTTCGGCTCCAGCCGCCCAACATCGCAGTCAACCGGAGTGCCGCCAGGTTGCGTCGGTGGGGTTTGTGTCTTGGTCATGGGCGTCACCCGGTTACTTTTACGTTAGGCTGCAGGCAGCATGGCCGCATCAACGGCCGTGTCTAGGCTGGCAGCATCGACCGGCGTCAGGTCCATGCGAACCTCGACGCGCAACACTTCTCGCTTTGGGCTGCCACCGTCGGTATCAATCACCAACTCCCCAAAGTGCTCGCGCAGCCATGCATACCGCTTCGCATATTGCAGCGCCTTCTCGCCATCAATGGCGCTGTTGCAGTCGCTGCACTTCATCCCGCACGCTGGCGCAATGCAGTAGTAAGCCATCGTTCATCCTCTCCGGCCGTCAGGCCTAACTCTTCGTTCCAAAACGACCCGCCACGGCGGGCCGCGCTACTTCTTCTAATCAACCGTTCGGCGCCGTGGCGGTCGTTTGAACTCGGCCGTTAGGCCCCAATCCCATGCGCCGCTTCCACCGCGCGGATCAGCGCCTTGATCTCCGCGTCGGTGCATCGCGTGATGTGCGGCGCCCAGCTCAAGCCCCTGTCCAGGTGCTTGCGGGCCAGCTCCAGCGCCTGTTCATCGTTGAGAGGCGGCCTTCGCCGAAGGTCTGCATAGGCGGCACCCAGCAGCGTGTGCAGTCGCTGGCATTCGGCCAGCGCATCGTGCTTTTCCTGCACCACGACGCCAAATGCCTCCTTCGCGCCTTCTTCCGCCGCTTCCAGCTCTTGCAATCGCACGCGCCAGTGCCCGCTGCACTCGGTAGTTGCAGCAAGCACGCACGCCCCCGCGTAGTCGTGCATCTGCTCGGCACTGAACAGCGGCACGCTGCGGGTGGGCTTCATCCCGTTATGCGGTGCCGCGCTGAACTTGCGCGTGCCATATGGTCCGTCCCATTCGTAGCAGTAGTCGAGCGGCTCGGGCATGGTCACGTTGGGGCCTAACCCCTCGCTCAACCTGAGAGCCAACGGCATGCCGCCAGGCCCGCCAGCCACAGTGGTAGATTCTTCGTCTGTCGGGCCTGTCGTCATTCCGTCGTCTCCAGGTTAGCTCGAACGTTCGCCGCCCGCGCCCACATGCGCGCCATCTGCTGCTCAGACCAGTCAGCAGCCTGCGACGCTGTAGGCTGGTCCACGCGTTCTGCAAGATCATCCATCACTTCAATTCCCAGTTTGGCCACTTGATACTCCACGCCGCTGAACCCGACACGCCCGGTGCGGCCAAAGCGCTCCACCACACGCGTTGACATCTCCATCTGGGCCCGCATGTCTTCTACGCGGTAGCCCAACAGGTCGGCCACGCGCGACCAGGTCAGCGTTTGTTCCACCAGGTGCTGCATCACCAGTCCGTCGGCCTGGCCTTTGGCGATAAGGTCCAGGTTCTGCAGGTGTGCGATGGCCAGGTCGGTCAGTTGGCCACGTTGCAGCTTGGGGCGCAGGCCGCGTGGCGGCATGGCTTCAACGCGGCGGCGCTTGCAGCTTTTACGGCTCATTGCCTGGCGCCATGGCCTGTTTGATGGCCGCAGCAAGCGCTGGGGATGCCATCAGGATGGTTTCGTCTGACATCCTGTCAAAGGCTTCGTTGAACACGCGGCCCAAATCGCCGCCTGGTGTTTGGTCGGGCAAGGTGATCATCGTCTGGCCGACGAACTCAGCGGGTGACACGCAGCGGTAGTCGCGCAGCGTGTTCCAGTCGTCGCCTTCCTGCACAAACACCGCTTCGGTGTTGTTCGGCAGGGTCAGCGCCACGGCCTTCAGCTTCCTGGCTTTCAGCATTGCTTGGCCCCGATGCGCAGGCTGTCGACCAGGCGGTCCACCTGGTCTTCCAGCGTGGCCAGGCTGCCGTTGTTGATCAGCTCATGCGTCACGGGCAGCGTGGCGCTGTGCTGTTCGCTGGCGTGGGCGGCAGTGGCCGGGGCCATGCCTGCGCCTGGCGCAGCGGTTGCGTCACGCAGCACGCGCACCAGCACACCGCCGCAGCGGCGGATGTAGTCGGCTTCGTTGGGGAAGCGCACGTCGCTGATGACCACGTTTTCTTGCTGCAGTTCGGGCATGGCCAGGCGCAGGTCCAGCACGCGCACCCAAAAGTCAGGGTGCAGGCCGCGGCCCCATTCGGTGCCCAGGGTCTGGGCCAGGTGGCGGTAGCTGTAGCCCAGCATGGTGGGCTGTTCTGTCAGTGCGCGTTCGATGGCCCAGGCGCCGTCAACGCCGGTGAGCGCAAAGAGCACGTGCACCATTTCCAGGATGGGGTCGGCCAGCGCCAGCTGGTGGCAGGCGTACTGGTCAGCCAGCATCGCGGCCACGGTGCTTTTGCCGGCGCCTGCTCGGCCGGTCAGGCCGATCAACAGGCGGGGTTGTGGCGTGTCGAATGCCGGCGGCGTGTCATGCGTTGGCATGGTCGGTTTCCTTCGTGGGTGCGGGGGTGGGTGGCTTGCTGGCCATGGCGGTTAACTGTGCGGCCGGCTCGAACAGCACCACGCTGTGCGGCTGCTGCAGTACCAGCACGGCGTGGCCGTGGTCCATGCGCAGCTGCAGAGCGGCGGCGGCCGCGCTCACCATGGCGCCGGTGCGCAGGTGGGGCAGCAGGGCTTCGGCGGCCATGTGGTCGGCGGCGTCGTCGCCCAGGTCCAGCGTGGCAACGTACTGCAGGCCCGCCGCGGGGCGCATGCGCAGGTGCAGGTGCATGTGGGGTTGGCGGCCGGTGCTGAAGGTCAGCCGCGCGTCGTCGGCCAGCTGGCCGGACACACGCAGGGCGCCCGGGTGCGCCGGCGGGCCCCGGTGGCGGTGCAGGGTGGCAGCGGTGTGCACGTCAGGCCCCCACCCACATGCCCAGACGCAGGGCGCCAGCCAGCGACAGCGCGCCGATAAAGATGCCGGCCACCAGGCCGCTGCGCACACCGGCCCGCCAGCCGCTGGTGAAGTGGGCGCGTTCGCTGGCGTCGGGGTCCAGCCAGTCGGGCGTGGCCACGGGCACGCGGCGCGTGGGCGGCACAGGGCGGGCTGTGGGGTCTACCTGCCGCCCACTTGGCGCCTGCCGCAGGCGATATGGGGTGAAGCGGTCATGTGGGTAGGTCTGCATCGTCGTCCATCCCGTCGCAGTCACGGCCCCGGCGGGGCGCTGGTGGTGCGATGGACGGAAATGTAATCCGCTTTCCGGGACTATGCAATCCCCATTCCGGGATTAAGGGGCAAATGGTTTTCCCTAACACCCACAATGGTGTGACGTTTTTTACAAAGGCTTGTCTTTGAAGGGGATGAAGCGGGCTATGGCGTCAAGGTGTTGACGCATCTCCTGGGCCTTGGCGGCAGACATCTCGAGTTGCGGGGGTGCAGCAGGATCAAGATTCGGCACCAGAAGCTGCCATGGCTCGAGCCCAAAAACCCGTGCCACCTGGGCAACAGAGTCAATTCGAGACGCGGCATCGGCCCTGCGCATTCTGTCAAGGACCCCATTGGGCGGCCCACCTTTGGCGGTGATCTTTTTCAGCGTGTTGAGCTCTGGGTGAGCCTTCATCAGCGCTTTAAGGTTGGCCGAAACGATGTCGCGTGGCATGCCTAAAGCGTGCCAAAGTGCACATCCCAAATGCGGGCTTGCGTATATCCCGGAAAGCGGATTAAGATGCAAGCATGGAAGACCAGTCGATTCTTGAACGCTTGCGTGCAGACCTGAAGGTCAGCGGCCCGGCTGCTTGGCCAGAGATCGCGAACGCCACCGGCGAAACGGTCCACGGCCTGCGCAAGTTGGCCTATGGCGACCGCAAAAACCCGAGTCTGCGCACGGTGGAAAGCCTGATGCGTTACTTCCGTACGCACAAGGATCACTCGAGCGTTCAAACGCCCCCAGCTGGGCAAGAACAGCAAACACAGGGGCTGGCGAATGTGCGCTAAAGACACCCAAGTGCAAGTTTTTGGGCGCTCACCCATTGCAGTTGTCTCCTCCGAGCGTTCCGGCGCTCTTCGGCACCCTGGGGTTTCGGCCCTGGGGTGCCAATTTTTTTGGGGGGTGCGTGTGCTGGCAATCCATGGCCTGAGCTTTGCCCACATTCAACTGGTACTTCAACCGGGGCGGCCATGAAATTTGACTATGCGCAGCAGCTGCCGCTGCCATTGCTGGGCGGCGTGGTGCAGGCCCAGCGCCTGGTGGTGCCGCCTGAAGTGGTGATGGGGCTGAAGAGCTACCGCCACGCCTGCCGGCTGGCCTGGAAGCTGCGCAACCCGCGCATCACGCAGCGCACGCTGGCCGAGCTGGCGGGCCTGTACCCCAGCCACGTGAGTGACTATTTCAGCATGCTCGAAAACAAGCGCGAGCTGCCGGCCAAGCATGTGGGGCAAGTGTGCCTGGTGCTGGGCAATACGGTCATCGTGCAGTGGCTGGCCCAGTCTGGCCAGGTCACGGTGCTGGAAGAGCTGCAGGCGCAGCGCCAACGCGCCCCCGTGGCGCAGCAGAGGGCAGCATGACAAAGTCTGTAGTTCCAGGCGCGCCACCACGCGGCGCCGTGTTCGCCACGCCTACCGGGCGCCGGGTGAAGTACCTGGGCATGTATGCGCCGCATGGCAGGCCGGACGGCGCGCCTGAAGCGCACTACACCTACCTGCCTGACGCGACCAAGACTGCCGCTGCAGCAAAGCTGATGCTCGAAGGCCTGGCGCTGACCCAGCGCAACATGCGCCTGCTGACCTGGGTGTCGTGATGCGGCCGCTGGGTGACACATCGCAGGCTTTGCGTGCAGCTGCAGTGCAGCCCGGCACCGTGCGTGACCTGTGCGCCCGCGCGCAGGTGGGCATGGGCGTGGGGCGCTACACCGCCAGCCGCATGGTGCAGCGGGGTGAGCTGGTGGTGTTGAGCGTGCCCAGCGACGGGGATGAGCAGCCCGCACGCGTGGGCCGCCCGGCCGCGCTGCTGGTGGCGGCTGATGTCGCGCCGTGTTTGGTCGGGTAAGTCAAGACCACTGACCCCCGTGCAGCCCATTGACTTTGTTGCGCTGGCAGCCGCGCTGCTAGACCGCGTCGAAACCCTGTTGCCCCAGTGGCTGCCAGGCGGCGTGCGCAAAGGCCGCGAGTGGGTGTGTGGCGACCTCAGCGGCAACGCTGGCGGCAGCCTCAGCGTCAACATGGTCACAGGCGCGTGGAAGGATTTTGCTGCCGGTGACAGCGGTGGCGATCTGACCAGCCTGTACGCGGCCATTCACGGGCTGAACAACGCCAAGGCGGCTACGGAATTGCGTGCCCAGCTGGGCTGGCAGGAACCGCAACGTGCGGCTGCACAAAGCGCGCCAGTTGGGCCGCCAGCAGCGGACGCTGTTACGCCCCCTGGCAAGCGCAGGACCATGTGGCGTGCAGTGACACCCGTGCCGGATCTGGCCCCACCGCCTGACTTTAAACACTGGCACTACAGCGAACCCGAATCCACGTGGGAATACCGCTTCGAAGGCGCGCTGTACGGCTACGTGGCCCGCTTTCGCAACAGCACCGGCGGCAAAGAAGTCATGCCCTTCACGTGGTGCGTGGACGAAAGCGACGGCCGCGGCACCCAGCGCTGGCACTGGAAGCAATGGGAAGTGCCGCGCCCGCTGTATGTGCCCGCCACGGTGCTGAGTGCAGACTGTTCACTGCCGGTGGTGTTGGTGGAAGGCGAAAAGTGTGCGCTGGCCGGCCACACCCTGCTGCCCGGCGACTTTGACTGGGTAAGCTGGCCCGGTGGTGGCCAGGCTTGGGACAGGGCTGCCTGGGGCTGGCTGATGGGCCGCACGGTGTACCTGTGGCCAGACTGTGATGCCAAGCGCGTGCCGCTGACCAAGGCCGAACGCGAAGCCGGCGTGGACCCCGAAACCAAGCCCTTGCTGCCAGCCGCCAAACAACCTGGCGTGCGTGCCATGCAGCAGATAGGCGCCGTGCTGCAGGCCCAGTACCTGTGCACCGTGTTCATGTGCCGCGTGCCAGAGCCCGGCGCGGTGGCTGACGGGTGGGACGTTGCTGACGCTGTGCAGCAAGGCTGGGGGCCTGAAGAGGTGCGCGCCCTGGTGCGTGGTGCGGTGGCGTTTGTGCCAGACGGCCAGGCGCCCGATGGTGCTGCAGCTGCGGCACTTGCTGAAGGCACTTCTACCCCACGTTTGGCTGGCGCGGGCAAGGGCAGTGGCGACCACGGCGACGACTTGCGGCCCACCTGGCGTGACAGCCTGTTGCGCAGCGGTGGCGGCAAGGTGCTGCCGGTGCGTGACAACCTGGTGCTGGCCCTGGAAGGCGTGCCGGGCAGTGGCTTGCCTGGGGTGGAAGGAGCGGCAGGCCTGGTGGCTTACAACGAATTCACGAACAACGTGGAAAAGACCCGCCCTACCCCGTGGGGTTCGCCTGCAGGCGAATGGGACGAGGTCGACGAACTGGAAATGGGCACGTGGCTGGCCCGTGAACACTGGCTGCCCAGCATGTCCCGCGCCACGCTGGAAGAGGCTGTGGCGATGGTGGCCAAGCGCCACCGCTTCCACCCTGTGCGCGATGCCATGGCGCGGCTGAAGGGCACGTGGGACGGACAAAAGCGCCTGGGCACGTGGCTGCAGGTGTGCTGTATGCAGCCCGGCGAAGCCGACCCGCTGCTGGCCCAGTACCTGGCCCGCGTGGGCACGTGGCTGGTGATGGCCATTTGCGCCCGGGTGCTGACACCGGGCTGCAAATTCGATTACATGACCATCTTTGAAGGCCCCCAAGGCTGGGGCAAAAGCACGCTGGCCCGCCTGCTGGCCCTGGACTGGTTTGCCGACACCGGCCTGGTGCTGGGCGACAAAGACAGTTACCAGAACCTGCAGGGCGTGCTGGTCTACGAATGGGGCGAACTGGACGGCCTGAACCGCAGCGAAGTCACCAAGGTCAAGCTGTTTATCAGCAGCCCCAAAGACCGCTTCCGCGCGTCATTCGACCGCAGGGCGAAAGACTACCCGCGCCAGGTGGTGTTTGTAGGCACCACCAACGAAGACCACTACCTCACTGACCCCACCGGCAACCGCCGCATGTGGCCGGTGCGGCTCACAAAGCAGGTCGACACCGAATGGTTCAGGGCACACCGCGACCAGCTGTTTGCTGAAGCTCTGGCGTGCCTGGAAAACGGCGACCGCTTCCACCCCACCCAGCGCGAACAGCGCGAGCTCTTCGACCCGCAGCAGCAACAGCGCCAGGTTGAAAGCGCCATCCAGGCCGCGTGCTTGCGCTACCTGTACGACCAAGACCAGCGCGTCAGCGGCATGCATGAAAACGGCGCCCTGGTCAACGAAATCACAGCGCCTGAGCTGCTCAGCCGCCTGGGCATCAGCGTGGACAAGCAAACCCACGTGCTGCTGCGCCAGGTGACAGCAGCGTTGCGGGTGGCTGGCTGGGTGCGGTTCAGGTCCAGCCGGGCAGACCGCCCGTGGATGTTTCGCCGGCCCGATGGTGCTGCAGGCCTTGTGGCCGGCGCCAGCGGTGGATCAACAGTGCCCACGCAGGGCACAGCAACAACGGAAGCCGACAGTGTTTGCCCGTTTTGACCAGCGACGGGGTAGCGGTCCCGAAAAGGTCACGGCAAACCAGGCCATGACGATGTAACGCAGCGCGCACCGGCGCCCCGGAACACCCGATGTCCACGTGTCCACGTGTTTTGCATTGAGTGCTGGCTTTTTGCTTTTGCAGCAAGGCTGGTAGCTCAGCAGAGCTGTGCCACAAGCGTCCAGGTGTCCACCACAAAGCGCAGGCAGGCGTGTGCAGGGGCACACACGCGCACACGCCCGTAAGCCCGTTTGATCACTCACACCTCAATGCAAAAGACAAGGACATATGGACAAGGGTGCAAAAACAACTGGTTGGGAATGGTTGCCGGTCCACATGCCAGGCGTGGCCAAGCTCATGCGTGACCAGCGGCAGGCCCAGGGCAATGCCCACGTGAACATGTGCTGGCGCAAAGGCGTGGTTGAAAAGCAGCCCGGCTGGTTTTTCTGCCGCGAAGGGCCCCTGGCTGTGGGTGTGCCATGGCCGGCCATTGCAGACGTCGCAGGGTGGCAGCTGACCGCCACCCAGGCCATGCTGTTTCTGGCCCCATTACCTGAGGTGAAGCATGGCGCGTGATCCGCAGGTGCAGGCCCGTTTGCTGCGTTGGGCTGCGTGGGTGACGGTGGGTGATGGATCTGGTTACCCAGTTATGAGCGTCATTCACCCGGAATGGCAGCCACCAAGTCCAGGCGTGACGCCTACCCTGAAGGTAGGTGCGGTGACCGACGTGAGGCAGACGCACCGCGCTATTCAGGGCTTAAGCCTGCGTTTGCGCAACACCCTGGTGGTGCATTACGTGATGCGTTTGTCGTTAGCCGAACAGGCCCAGCGTTTGGGATGTGAGGTCAGCACGGTGATTGCCCGCGTGGCATCTGCGCACCGAACTCTGGCCAAGGAGTTTTGCAACAAATTAGAAGTAGGGTAGATTCAGGCAAGCTCAGGGAATCTACACCCTGGGCCTGTAAGTCCAATCAAGCCCCGCACAGCGCAAGTTGTGCGGGGCTTGTGCTTTCTATGCCTCAAGCTGCCCCTAAACCCTGTACTCGCGCTGGCTGCGGCGCCCTGGTGCGTGACGGCACGGCGCGCTGTGCTGCCCACAAGGTGGTCGAAGGTTCGTTTGCTGACCGCCGCCGGGGTTCGCGCCATGAGCGTGGCTATGGCGCAGCGTGGGATAGGTTGCGCGTGCAGGTGTTGGCCCGTGACAAGGGTGTGTGCCAAGAGCACATCAAAGCTGGCTTGTTCCGCCTGGCCCGCGACGTGGACCATATCCGCAACCGTCAAGCCGGTGGCACCGACGACATGAACAACCTGCAGTCGCTGTGCCGTGAGTGCCACCAAGCCAAGACCGCCCGCGAAGCGCGCATGGGCAGGGGGGGTGGCCAAAACTCTGAGTCGAGCACTTGCAGGAC